CTGGATCTATGAGTGGAGACACGCGCGCGAAGTCGATTACAAACTCGCCTATAGATTGAGAAAGGAATAGGTGGCTAACCTACGGAGTAAGAAGCTCGGCGGCGTCTTCAAAGGTCTATTTGTTGGAGATGTTGGGACTGGTAAGACTATCGCTGCTGGTAGCTTTCCTGGTCCTATCAAGTTCTTCGACTTTGACGACCGAATCGATCCTTTGATTTCTTTCTATCCCCATAGGGACGACATTGAATACGTAACCGTCGTCTCGTCAAGAAGTGAAAGAAAGGATACGATTACGTTCATCGAGTTCTGTCAGGAGTTCATGGACTTTCAGGATAGGTGTCCTTATGAGACTGTGGTATTGGATAGTCTCACATCGATGTCTGCTTGCTGTGTCCTCTATGCTCTTGAGCTGAATGGGGAGTTTAACTTAAAGAAGGGTAAGCTCCCACGTCCACAGTTCGATGAATACAAGGGTGAGACAGCGACGATGTTGAAGATCCTGGAAGTATGCAAGTCGCTTCCCTCTCATGTCATTGCCACTGCTCATCCTATCCGTAAGCTGGAGCCACTTGTTCCTGGTGACCTCGAAAGTCTACGGACTATCTACTCGGTGACTGGATACGGGTCTAAAACGCCATCGTTCATACCCGTCTACTTCAACGAGATGTACAACTTCTTCAATCAGTCAGTAAGTCAGCAGGGACAGCATCCCAAGAGATTCATCTCCACGGTGTCTAACACTGACTGGCCTGCTAAGACTGCACTTCCTTTGCCTCCAGTATTTGAGGTGACAGGTAAGCCTCTCTACGTTATACTTCAAAAGTTCCTCGACGAGTATAACATCAAACTCGAAGCTGCCAGGGATAGGCAGAAAGCTATCGTGTCATGACGGACTATGAGGGACTTGTTCGAGAGTTTCATGTCAAGTTCAATCACTATCTGGGGAATATCAAGAACTTTCCTCCAGCCGAAGTGGTTGAGCTTAGACGAAAACTTATAGCTGAAGAGGCTATTGAGTTTAATGAGGCTACCGAAGCCTTTGACATAATTAAGGTGGCGGATTCCCTCGCTGACCTTCTCTATGTCGTCTTTGGTGCGGCACTGGCTTTTGGTGTCCCCATCGATAAGGTGTTTGAGGAAGTCCATCGGTCCAACATGACAAAGTCAATGGCGAAGGATGAAAAGAGCATCAAAGGTAAGACGCTCAAAGGTCCAGACTATGTACCACCTGACCTGATAAAGATCCTTCGTCGGAAAGGAGGAGTGGGAACCAGACTCCGTTGATTAGCGTCCGATAACACAGTACAACACAACACAACAAGGAAACAAGCAAATGCCTAGACTGTCAATCTCCCCGGACGACTTCAAGAGGGCGAAGCTCGTCAAGCCGGGATGGTATCCTACCCTCATCCTGGACGTCAACGAGGAGCTTTCTGCAAAGAAGGACTCCATGAACATCGTCCTCGACCTCGAAAACGCTGATCGTGAATCGGGATTCTTCGGAGTCCCCTGCAAGCACTGGCTCTCGGAGAAGGGTGTGTCCTTTCCGGGTGGTGGAGCTGCGGTTGCGAAGGCGTTCAATCCGACGCTCGACGAAGCGAAAGTCGCTGATGTTGAGTTCGGTGACTACCGTGGCCGCTACATCTACGCCAAGTGGGGTCAGAACCGTGGTAAGGACGGGAATGATCCTCCGCGCAACGTCATCGAGGACTGGGCGCCGCTTCCGAAGAAGTATGCTGATCTCGCCAACGCTGTCAAGACTGTCGCCGACGGTGTCGAAGGCTTCGCAAAGGTCTAGCGATGATGAACAACACCTGGCTCACGGCAGACAAGCCTTTGGAAGAAGAGCCGAAGGTTCCTGCTGATATCGAGTCCTCAGTCGAGGAAGATGACGACGAGGATGACTTCGAAGATGATGATGACGAGGACGAGGACGACGAAGACGACGACTCCGTAGTCTAGTCCAGGTTAGGGGATGGTTGACTATATATCGACCATCCCCATTTTTTACGAGCGAGGAAAATGAAGGTCAATCTAAACGAGATTCAGATACCGGAAAGAGACATCGACGTAGAGCAAATGGAGGTCATCAAAAACCTCTCTGAATCTATGAAGGAGATTGGTCTTTCACACCCGGTAATTCTTAGAAAGTGTTCGCCAAACGAACAATTAAAGCAAGCCAAGTATGTGCCTGTCGCGGGAGAGCGGAGAATAAGAGCCGCACAGATGCTTGGTTGGATCATCATCGAAGCAGATGTACGAGAGGTAAGCGAGCACCAGGGTAAGATAGTTCGCCTCCACGAGAATCTGCGACGACACAATCTTCCGTGGCATGAGCAGGTTCAGCTAGTCGAGGAGCTTCATGTTCTCCGACAGGTTGAGCACGGTATGCAAGACGCTGGTCGACCCAAGAAGGGTGAGGAGAAGAAGGGTTGGTCGCTCCGAGATACTGCCGCTGAACTTAACGTAGGTCTTGGTAATCTCTCAGAGGACATCCTGCTTTCCAGAGCTTTGAGAGAAGATCCTAACTTGGCGAAAGTCAAGGATAAGAGAACTGCTATCAAGCTTGCTCGTATCACCATCGGACGCGCACAGAATATGCTTGACTCAGGTGCTCCCCAAAGTGGGTTGAGAGCCAGTCAAGGGCTAGAGGTAGACCAAGTATATCTCGGTGATAGCGTAGACATCCTCAAGCAGCTTCCCGAGAACTCAGTAGACCACTGCATTACAGACCCACCGTGGATTAGGTTCTACGACGCCAAGCTGAGGATCGATCAGAGGACAGTTCCCGTTTTCAAGGAGCTTTATCGTGTCCTTAAACCGGGTGCTATGCTCTACGTATTTGCTGGAATGGATGACATCTTCTATTACAGCGGATACAACCTGCCCGGTGAAGTCGAACCCATCCATACCAAAGGCGCGCTGGAGAAGATAGGCTATAACGTTGGCACCACTCCGGTGATCTGGAAGAAAGAAAAGTCGTTGTCAAGAAGGGGAGTTCGACCCTGGGAATACGACAAGGATTTCGAGTTCATCGTCATTGCTTGTAAGGGAGATGCGATTCTTACAAGTGGTACGACTCTCTCAGGTGTTAAACCGTTTCCGATTGTCCCTTCTCCGAGCTTGATCCATCCCAATGAGAAGCCTCTGGCTTTGATTCAGGACTTGGTCAGAGATTGCTCCCATGAAAATAACGTTATCATTGACCCGTTCGCAGGTTCAGGAGTGGTTGCAGCCGCTTGTAAAAAAGAGGATAGAAGATACATCCTCATCGAAAGGGACAAGAAGTTCTATGACGGAATTCTCAAAAGACTTGGACCATCCACATCCAATGGTTAGGGTGGTCGTTGAGTCTCCCCTCGGTGCTCCAACCAGAGCAGGGATTGAACTCAATAAAGCCTACGCGCGCCGATGTGTCCGGGACTGTTTGGAAAGAGGCGAAGCTCCATATGCCTCTCATATCTTCTACGATCAGCCCGGTATTCTTGACGACCTGAATCCTAACGAGAGGAATCTTGGGATGGCTGCTGGAATGCAGTGGGGAGCACAGGCTCACAAGGTCGTTGTCTATCTCGATTATGGTCTGAGTGCGGGTATGCAGGCTGGAATCGACTACTATCGTCATCGTGGAATCCCGATTGAGGAGCGATACCTAAACAAAAAGACTAATGTCTAACTATGTCCCAGGACAGGGTAAACAAGATGCCTCGATAATGTTCATCGGTGAGGCTCCTGGTGCAGATGAGGATAGGCAAGGTATTCCTTTCTGTGGCAAATCGGGAGACTTACTATGGGAGATTTGTCGAGAACTTGGTATCCAACGTGGAGATGTTTACACCACAAACGTCGTTAAATGGCGTCCACCAGAAAACGATTTAAGGCGCTTATCTGAGCTAGGAGATGGGATAACCATTGAAGGCTGTATCAATCAACTTTGGGATGAGATTCAAGCTATTAATCCTAATGTTATTGTTACGCTCGGCGCTACTTCTCTCAAGGCTGTCACTGGAAAAACTGGAGTCCTCAAATGGAGAGGTTCCTGTATCAAGTCTAAAGCCCTTGACTATAAGGTTGTGCCGACAATCCATCCGGCTGCACTGCTACATTCTGAGACTGATGACTTCGAGCGCAAAGGACCTCTCAAATACTCCTATCGTCACATCATCAAGCTCGACCTCATCAAAGCGATAAAGGAGTCAGACGATAAGATATACAATCCTCCAGACAGAGTAGTAGAGATTGCGCGCGACTCGGTTATGTTGCAGAGATTCCTCGACTCCTACAAGGATAAGGATCTAGTCTCTGTAGACATCGAAGTTGAGAAGGCTATTCCATTCTGTGTCGGTATAGCTTTCAACGAGTGGCACGCCATGTCTATTCCACTCCTAAATATCTGGAAGGTGAGGCATGAGGAAGGCGTAGCTGTTCACCAACTGGCTGAGATGTGGATAATGGTCAACGAGCTACTAGAATCGGGGATCAAGGTCATAGGCCAGAACTTCAAGTTTGACCAGGGACAATTAGAGGATCTCTGTGGAATGGGTATCGCTAACTTCCACTGTGATACTGGTCTGCTTGCTCACTGCATCCATCCTGAGTTTCCCAAAGCACTAGAGTTCAACACTTCTATCTATACCAACGTCCCCTACTACAAGGAGGAAGGAAAGCTATTTAACTGGAAGAAGGATAAGGTCGATAGGATTCTGCACTACAATGGCCTCGATGCTTGCGTCACGTTCGAGTGCTATACAGAGATGATGAAGGACGCTAACGAGATGGTCGTTCCTGGATTTCCTAATTGGGTTCAGGACTTCTGCTTAGACTATCAACGTGAGCTTCATTATTTCTACAGAGAGATGGAGTCGGTTGGATTTAAGATCGACTTCGACATGCAGAATAAGTTAGTAGAGGAGTACGGTAAGAAGATCGACGCTGCTCAGGAAGAACTTAATACAATTGCAGGGTGGGAAGTCAACGTAAACTCACCTAAGCATTGTCCTGTTCTCGTCTACCAGCAATTCAAACTTCCATATCGCAAAGGCACAGCAGAGGAGACTCTCATTGCCTTGATTGCGAATACGAAAAAGATCCATCCTCAAGTTAAACGCGCGCTCGAACTTATCCTACTCATACGTCGATATAAGATTGCGCGTAAGAAATACTTTGGTGCGCGTGTTGACTATGATGGAAGGATGAAAACTGTCTATACCATCGCAGGAACTGAGACTGGTAGAAGTAACACAAAGATTCTCAAACCGCCAGTCCGACCTGAAAAGATGGGTATACCGTTCCAAACCATTACTAAGCACGGTGATGTAGGAACGGAAATAAGGCAGATGTTCGTAGCTGATCCCGGCTTTGCGATTGTCGAAACCGATATGTCACAGGCCGAGGCGCGCATAGTCGCTCTTCTTGGTAGAGATGCTAAGCTAGCGGATATGTTTGCTCGCAAGATCGATATTCATAAAGTCACTAGCTCATGGCTTTTTGGTATCGAACCTAGTCTTGTAACAAAGGAGCTTCGATTCATCGGTAAGACCTGTAGACACGCTGGTCACTACGGGATGAAGAAACATCGGCTCATGGAAATTGTGAATACCGATGCTAAAAAATTCCATATCGATGTCCAAATCAGTGAATGGAGAGCTGGAACAATCCTTGATAAGTTCCATGCTTTCTCTCCTAACATCCGAAACGTATTCCACGAGGATATCAAGCGGGCGCTCTCAGACAACAACAGAGTTCTCGTCTCTCCTTTTGGTCGTTACAGGCAATTCTTCGATAGGTGGGGCGAAGATTTATTCAAGGAAGCATTTGCGCACATTCCTCAGTCCACAGTCCCCGACCAGATTAGACATGCGGGATTGCGTGCTAAGAAAACGTTTGAAAAAGAAGGGATTGAAGCATATTTCGTACTGGAAGGTCACGATTCGCTTATCTCTCTCGTTAGAGAAGCTGACGTGGATTCCTACATTGAGGTGTTACACGGAGAGATTGAACGACCAATCGATTTCTCCCGATGCACGTTGGCGCGCGATTCCCTGATTATCCCAGCTGAGTCCAAAATCGGCTACAACTATAAGGATGCGTCTGAGTCTAACCCAGATGGATTGAGAGACTACAAGAAAAAGGCGGTTGCAGCTTGACGATAGAAGATTTCCTGAACGAGCTGCTGGTTCAATCCTCTATCTCAGGAGAAAGTGGTCGGCTTGAGGTTAAAGTTAAGAGCACCTACTGGTCGCGCATCTACAAGAGAACTATGGATGCTGATATCCGTGGGATAGTTTTTGACGAAGAATCCAAAACGCTTTATATTGAATTTGACAAAACCAGCAGTAAATGAGCTTCGTCGAATCGGTCCTCTACTATACGAAGGATTCCGAAAGTCCTCGTCGTTACTACTATTGGAGCGCATTAGCAGCTATAGCGGCAGTTGTAAAAGATAACGTTTACATAGATCGTTTCTACAGTAAGCTTTATCCAAACATCTACGTGCTTCTGGTAGGACGAAGTGGCTTGAGGAAAGGTCCGCCAGTCAATCTCGCAAAGTATCTGGTGACGAACGTAAACAACACCAAGATATATGCGGGACGAGTTTCAATTCAGGGCGTCATCGCTGATCTATCTAAAGCGAAAACGAATAAAAATGGTGGACCACCTAATACAGAAGCTCATGGTGCCTTATTTGCTTCTGAGTTTGCCAGTTTTATTATTCGTGATCCTGATGCTCTTACTATTCTCACTGACCTCTACGACCGCCACTATAACGAGACAGGATGGTCCTATCTACTCAGAAACACACCAGAGGAGAAACTCAATAAGCCGACTGTTACACTCTTGGGCGCGTCTAATGAGATCCATCTACAGGACGCTATCCCTAAGAATGCTATAGGAGGTGGGTTCATTGCGCGCACCTTCATCGTCTACGCTAATAAGAAATCAGGCGTCAATTCGCTCATGGCTAAACCAGCGGATACGATACCTCTTATTCAGCTAGTCGCTCAGCTTAGTGAGATTGCTAAATGTAAAGGAGAGTTTAAGCTATCAGACGATGCGAAGAAACTATACGATATGTGGTATGTGAGACTTCAGGAGTTAGAGGATCTAGCAGACGATGATACAGGGACTTTGGAAAGACTACACGACCATGTACTCAAGACCGCTATGCTCGTATCCTTATCTAATAGGCGGGATCTAACGATAGAGATGGGTGATATTAAGGAAGCGATCACAGCTTGTCAAGCGTTTGCTCCAGCGGCTAGGAGAATCAACCTATTACAGCTTGGAAGTGCTAAGTCTGCTCCAGGAACAAGTGCTCTACTCATGGCACTTATTAACTCTCCAACAAATCAGCTATCCAGGACTATAGCCTTACAGAAACACTGGACTCACTTTTCTGCTCCTGAGCTGGATGCGATTGCTGAGGATCTAGTCGCTCAAAAAGCCATTACCTTAAAGGTAGGGAGAGACGAGAATGGTAGACCAGAGGTTCTCTATATCCTCAATCCTAAGGTTCTTGAGCGTTATATGTCGAAGAAGAAGGACTAGTCTCTACTCGACCTCTTCTCACGCTTACGCCGACGCTGCTTACCCTTATAACTACCCTTGACCGACGCTGCTAATCCTGTTCCGACATAGGGAACCGCTCGCGCTGCTTGACGACCGGCGTGATAGTATTTCCCTTTAAGAGCCTGCATTCCTGCGTATCCTGCTTCGCTAATATCTCCCATTGCAGGTCCAACAAACTCCTTAGCAAGACCCCAGGGACCACGTTCTGCTGCCTTAGCATAGTCCCCGAATAGACCAAATCCCCAAGCGGCTGAGATATTATTAAAGTACCTCCCCATTCCCTCACCACGATTT